TCTCGCCTGTGTATCATGCACAAGAAGCGTCAAAGGCTTGCACGCTTTGAAATGAACCGCGCTCAAACAGAGCTTCTAAAGGCTTTACAGAGCCACAATCGAATCATTGTTCTCAAAGCTCGACAGCTGGGCGTCAGTACTCTTACCAGAGCCTGGAACTTCTGGCAGGCTTATACAGCAGACCAGCCTCGCCAGTACGCTGTGATTTCTCATACGCGGTCTTCTGCCGAAGAGCTTCATCGAATTGAGAAGACTTTCTACAACAATCTGCCTGCTCCTTTGAGGCTGCCATTAGAGCGTGCTTCTGCCCGTACATTGAAGTTTGAGAATACAGGTGCGGAGCTAAGAACTTACACTGCTGGCGGTAAAGGCGGAACTCGTTCTTTTGCTATGAACAGTGCCCATCTTTCTGAGTTTGCTTTCTACGAAAACCAGGAAGAGGTGATGGCTACTGTGATGGCTGCTGTCGGTGAGGGCCAGGTAGTCATCGAGTCTACTCCGAATGTGTATGGCGACATGTTCCATACTCTCGTCCAGGGTGCCGTTGAAGGCACCAATGAGTGGAAGCTGGTGTTCTTTCCCTGGTACATCAATGAGGCGTATACCGATGAGGCTCCTGACCATTTTGTGCTTTCAAACCGTGAGCAGAAAGTGTCGAACACTTTTGAACTCGACAAAGGCCAGATGTGGTGGAGGCGAAAACAGGTTCGCACTTTGGGCGCAGAGAAGTTTCAACGCGAATATCCTGCCACCATTGAGGAGTGCTTTTCTGCTGCTGGCGCTTTTTTCTTTGATCCTGATGCCTTGAAAGAGATTGAGCCTGTGGACATGGGAAGCCATGAGCACCGTCTTTACAGTGATCCTGTTGAGGGTGAGCGCTACGTCCTGGGCGTCGATGTTGGCGCTGGTGTTGGTAAGAAAGGGGACTTCAGTGCGATCTCTGTTGTCAGCGCTTCTACAAGACAGCCTGTTTACCACTACATATCCAACAGCATCTCTCCGTCTCGATTGGCCGAAAAGGTAGTTTTCCTCTGGGAGAAATACAATCGGGGCAAGATTATTGTGGAGTCAAACAACCTGGGCACATGGGTTCTTCATCGGCTCAGAGAGCTCAAGGTTCGGAACTTGTTTCAAGAAGACAAGAAAGACTTCAAGACAACGGTGAAAACCCGGCCTCTTTTGTTTTCTGCGCTCAAAGATGTTGTTGAGGACGGTCTCATCATAAAGCTGGACAAGCATGTCTTGGATGAGTTTCACACCATCGTATACATCAATGACAAGCCCCAGGCTGCTCGTGGTTCGCACGATGATGTGACCATGAGTCTTGCGTTGTGCTACTACGCTTTACTAAAAGAGCCCCTGCCCGTGACTCACTCCTTGCGGCGTGCAATCATGCAGGAGCATATAGACAAGATGCGAATTGCTAAGATGCAGAGGACCATCCCTTGGAATGTCAAGGGTGGGAACGATAAGGGAACCTACTGATGAAGCCAAAAGAACTCAAAGCAATCCTGACTGCCCATGAAAACTATTGGGAAGACCAGAAAAAGCAGCTGCTTAGGTATAAAGCTGTGTATGAAATGGACTTTTGGGACGAAGAGCTTGTCTTTGACAACCAGATTCGAATCCAAACCAACGATGGTTATGGCTATGTGGAGTCTTTTCAGGCTTCCTTGTTCGCAAAGAACCCCGCAGTGGCCCTGAAGAGTGGCGTACAAGGCAAAGGAAATCCCGAAAAGTCCACTAAGATCGTCAATAACTTCCTGTTTCAGGCCCGAACCGAGATGGAAAACTCCTCTCGCATGGCGATTATCTACCCAATGTCTTTCATCAAGCTGGTCCCCACCGACAACGAGGACTTATTCGATAAAATCCTGCCCGTTGCTGTCTCTCCGTGGGAAATCATCGTGGATCGGGACGCTTCTCGCTGGGATCAGCAGCGTTTTGTGGGGCACATCTACTGGGAGACCGTGGAAGAGGCGCAGAAACGCTTCAAAACCTCCTTCAAATCCCTGGGTGAGCCCATCAAACACTTCTTTGATGACGAAAAACAGCACCAAGAACAGGACAGGGGGGCTGTTGAGGACGCAGTTAGCCCAATGTTCCAGTATGTACGCATCGTTGAGCTCTATGACTTGGTGAATGACAAGCTTTATTGGTATTCCCCCAACAAAGCGGACAAGTGGCTGGACAAAGAGGACTTCATTCCGTTCCGAACCTACTCGGACAAGCCATCTGTGCCGATTGTGCCCTTCTATTACAACCGGATTCCAGATCGTCCCCTTGATGGCTACTCATCCGTCAAAAGAATCTACGATCAGCTGTACGAAATGAACGTCATTCGCTCATTCCAGGCAAATGCTGTTCGAAAAGCCTCGCGCCAGTGGCTTGTGAAGAAAGGTGCCATGTCTGAGGACAAGATGGCCCAGGTTACTTCTGGTGTGGACGGATTGTTCGTAGAGGTGGAGACCGATGAATCCTTAGACGGCCTAATCCGACCCATTCCACAGCAAAACATGAGCGCTGACCTCAGTCGTTACTATCAGGACATCAATGAAGACAAGTCAAAGGGCTCTGTGGTGGCACCGTTCACCCGTGGAGAGGTCACAAAGGCCACCGCGACAGAGATCGCTGCGCTTGCTGCGTACACATCCAGTGAGGTTGGGCGTATGGCGCGTGAAAGAGACGCTGCCATCGAGGACCTGGCCCGTAAATACCTGTGTATGCTGACTGTTTTCTTAGAAGAGAACGAAAAACCCGCAATGCTTATCCTCGACAACCAGGCCGAGGTGGTCACAGCCAAGGATACAATGGGTGACTTCCATATCTTTGCTTCTGACCAAGCATCGACGCCAATGTCCGAGGCTGTTGCACAGCAACGCTTGCTGTCTAACGTGCCAGTGCTCCAAGCCTTGGGTGTTCCCCCTCGCGAAATCCTAAAAGAGATTGTTCGCTCTCTTGGATTGCCCGAAAGCTTCCTCACAGAAGAGCCACCCGCTCCTCCAGAGGGCGCTCTTCCCGGCCAAGCCAATCAACCGAACCTTCCGCCTGATGCACAAGAGATGATTCAGAACCCAACAGCGGCTAATGTCTCCAATGTGTTGCCCGGTCAAGGGGAAGCCTAATGCCTTTGTTTGATTATTTCTGTGGAGAGCATGTCTACGAGGCGCTCTTTCTTCCAAAGGAGGATGTTCCTGATCAAATCAAATGTCCAGAATGCGGAAAGCTCGCGCTCAAGCAGCTGTCAATGCCAGCCAATACGCCGGGTAGGTGGGGTGATCAGACGGGTAAGTATGGTGTCAACGGCTTCTTTGATCGTGGTTTGGGGACTCGTTACCACACGAGCATGGAGAGAGACGCCATCATGGATGCAAAGGGTCTCGCACCTCTGTCATCATTCGACCAGCACCACGTCGAAGACACGATGGAAAAAACGATTTCGGAGAATAAGCGCCAGGATGCAAACATTGCGCGGTACAAAGCCAACCTAAAGAAGTTCAATGGTGACAAGTCAATGGCTGTCGGCGAGACTTTCTCCGTGTCTGAAATGGAAAAACAAGGTACCCTTGTTCACGAATAGGAGCTTACATGCCTAAACAAGCAGCGCCACCGCCCCAAGTAATGGGCCGTCACAACCAGCTGACAGAGCGCTATCAACGCCTCTCTGATAAGAAGAAAACCCTTGAAGGACAGGCGGCACGAAATGCAGAGGCGGAGCTTCAGACAGTCATTGATGAAGCAAGAGGACTTGAAAACCAGTACAACTTCCCGGAGCCCACCAGGCTTCAGGAGCGCCTTGAAAGTACCAATAAGCCAATTGTATTAGAGCCCCTAATCATCATAGGCGACCCTGAAGGAGAGCCTGAACCCGAAGAATTGCCCCGAGAAGAAAGATTGATTTCTCGTTCCCCAATGGGCAGAACCAACGCATCCCGATACAAGAAGATGTATAAATCCTAACAAGGAAAAGAATCATGGCTGCTCCCATGCCACCAGTTGGCCAAATGGCTGAACAACAAGCTTACGCAGAAGAGGATCAAATACGAGCTCGCGCTGAAGAGGCGGACATTGCTCGTGAAGACGCCTTTGCGGAAGCGGCCCCAGTGGGCACTTACTCGGTTGAGTCCTTGAACCTTTTGGTGGATTCGTTGAATGGCATCCTCCCTTTGTTTGAGGTTGAAGATCCCTATCCTTCTTTTGAAGCCGGAATCGAAGACGGTCCACTTCCTCCCGAATTTGTTGCAGCAATCGAGATGATTGCCATGGCGGCCCGAGACGCTGGCCTTGAGCGCCTGGCTCCCAACGTGGTTGAGGCCACTGATGACTCGAAGCTCGAGGAGGCCGCAGGTGCCATTGATGCCTTAGCTGACAATGAGACGTTCCGTAGTTTTCTCCGCGCTCCAATGGAAGCCGAAGAAGAAGTAGCAGCAGAAGATGAAATGGCTGCGGAAGCAGACACTGCAATTGCTGATGAGGAGGCAGACGCGCTTTTCGCTGAACGCCTATAAATTCACAAACCTCCCTCCCCAGGAACAAGGAGCTTGAATGGAAACCCAACAAGAAGCAGCAGCGCCCGTTGCTGACAAGATTACTATTGCCCCCGAACAAACCCCGGAGGCAACAAGCGATGCCCCTCAAGAAGCAAAGACGGACGACACGCCACAGAAAACCGGCGAAGAAATTGTCCGAGAACTTGAAGACGGCATCAACATTGACGGCCTTGCCAAAGCTGACCTTGACGACCCAGTCCTCAAGTCAGACGAAAACTACAAAGTCAAATACGACGAAGTCGTCTCCGCGCTCCCAGAAGACGGCAAGAAGATCGTTGCAAACCTCCGATCTTCCTACACCAAAAAGACACAGGAGATGGCTGAGCTAAAGCGCGATCTCGAGAAAGAGCGCGAGTCCGTTGCTGCTCAACGGCAGGCTTTGTTTGATTCAGAGAACTATAAAAAGCTTGAAGAGCAGGCCAAGAAAGATCCCAACGAGTGGGATCCCTACAGCCGAGAGTCTTTCGAAAGCAGAGTGCAGCAAGAAGTTGCGCGACAAATGAAGAACGTCTTGGAACCCATGCGCGAAAAGCAAGAGCTCCAAAAGCGCCAAAACGAACTTCGTCGCTTCAAAGAAGAAAACCCAGACCTGACTGAATACAAAACTGAAATCGTTGGTCTGCTAAAACAAAACACTCATCTCAGCCTTGAAGATGCTTATTGGCAGGTCAAGGGGCAGAAGCTTGCAGCACAACAAAAAGAAGAAGCCGCAGAACTTAGCCGATACAAGAAGGCAGCCAAGGCTGCTGGTCTCAAGGTTGGTGGTGCTTCTCGTGGATCTGCCAGCGGCATTCCAAAATACGTCCTGGACCAGGATGATCCGGTCGCGATTTACAACTGGCTCAAAGAGAATAAGACCAAGGGCCGACGCTGACCTTGCACTAAAGAATCTCCTTCGCTATAGTCTTGACGATGGTAGCTCCCCATTAGGATAAGTGCGACCATCCGGCCCGCGAAGCGGACAACCGAGTAGATGTTGTTTTTTTCTTCACCGCTTATGCGGTAATGGATTTCTTTACATGGCTATTCAAAACGATATTTTGAGCTCAACAGCTCGCGCTCGTTCTAAGAAAGCCGTAGACAACCTCTTCAAAACTGTCCCGCTTCTCGATCATATCAAGAGTGCAGGCGGAGTTGAGGTTATCAACGGCGGTCAACAGATCCAGCGTTCCGTGATCTTTGCAGATCATTCCAACATTACCCAGCTTGCTACCGGATACGAGCCCATCTCGGCTGCTGTCTCCGACGTGCTTCGCTCTCCTCTCTACGAATGGTGTGACTTTGTCGCCCCCATCGTGATCACCAAGAAGGAAGAGCTCTCCAACCGTGGCGAGAATGCTGTCATCTCTATTGCGGACGCCCGCATGAAGAGTGTGATGGGCATGCTCAAGCGTGAGTGGGAGCTTCAGGCGATTCGTGGAACCTCCACGAGCCTGACCGAAATGGAATCACTCAATGGTGTTGACACTGCTACTGGCTTTCTGGAAGAGGGCGCTTTCTGGAACGGTACCGCTACTGGTCAAGGCAACACTGTTGGTGGCCTTTCCAAAGCAACCTTTGCATCCAGCAACTGGAACAACCAAAGCTTCAACGTCTCTGGTGACTTTGCCAACAACGGCTTGGACGGTATGACGGAACTGATGATTCAGTGCCAGATTTACTCCCAAGAAGGCAATGTTGATCTCATCCTTGCAAGCCCAACTTCTTATCGGTTGTACAAAAGCTTCTTGCAGGCGCAAGAGCGGTACACCCCTAAAGAGACCGTGCTTGATGGCGGAAAGTTGGCCCTGGCTTTCAACGGCGCACTGATGTACGTCGAGAACAACCTGGGCAATGTCGTGACTGCAGACGCTCCTTCCATGTACTTCCTCAACAGCAAGTCCATGAAGGTCGTGTTTGATTCTGAAGCTAACTTCTCGATGAGCGACTTTGAGTCCAAGTCGGGATACGCGGCTCGCGAAGCTCACGTCTTTGTTCGCACTCAGCTTATTGCTGATCACCTGGCGTCCCTCGGACTCCTTTACAACGCGGAGGCGTAAAATGTCATTTGGACACTTGGCTCATGCTAAACCTTCTCTTGAAGTCGGTATTGTTACTGGTCCTCACGCTGATGTTGCGACGTTCACTTCGAACGCTGCGATTGCTGCCGGACAGGTTGTGATGCTGGATATTACGATGACCACGGTTTCAGATCGTGAGAAGTACGTTATCGCCTCTACTGGCGCACTTGGGTCTGCCGCTATCGGCGTTGCTCTTGAAGCTGCTACGGGCGCTGGCGAACTTATTCGCGTCTGTATTGCTGGTTACTGCGAAGGCGTTTCTGCGGCTGCTGGTGTTGCTGCTGGTGATTCTTTGTACGCCGACAATGCCGGTCAGGTTGATGATGATGCGTTTGCCGCTACTCTTCCTGTCTTCGGTGTTGCGCTTAGCGACTTAGATGGTGTGGCAAATACCTGCACGGCATACATCTTCCGTCGATACTAAAACGCAGCCCGCGTGATAACTTTGGGGCGGGCATCCACTTGGGTGCTCGCCCTTTTTTCTTGAGGATCTCATGGCAGTTACAACTACCAAACAGGGTGTCTCTATTACCGACCAGTTGATGTTCGATACGGACGTTGACCAGACTGCAAACGATGATGTCTTTGGTGGGTCCGCTACGATTTACTCTTTGCGAATCGACAACAGTGGAGCATTGGCTTGGGTAAAGCTTTACGACGGTGCCACTGCAACGGTGGGAACTACCGCCCCCGATTATATTTTACAAGCAGACGCCTCTGAAACGGTTGTTTGGACCGTTGTCGATGGCTTTGCTATGAACAATCTGACGCTTGCTGCCACCAACAGTGCTGGTACGCCAGGCACTACAACCCCTGCCGGAACCGTCAAGGTTCATGCAGTAGCGAGATAAGCATGGCTCTTACTAAGTCTCCTCTTTATGGCCTACCTGGCGATCTTTATGTAGTCCAAACATCGGCCACCGCGACTGCAGACAACGCTGTTGCTGGTGGTGCTGGCGTCCTCCTCCAGGTAGACATTGACAACACCGGAAACTCGAACGCTGTTTACGTCAAACTTTGGAACCACGCTTCTCCAACTGTGGGCGGGGTGGGCGGAACACCTTCAGAGTGGGTGTTCAAATGTCCTGGGCTTGTGCGCCGCGTTTTTACTTGCACACCCGGCAGTGCTTTTGCCACAAACCTAAGCATGGCTTGCGTCACCAGTGCTGCACAGACTTCAAATACAAGTCCACAAAATCCGGTTGCTGTTCGACTGCTGCTTGATGTGTAAGGAGTCACAATGAACCTGTTTGAAATGCGCTCCATGGTCGGCTCTATCGTTGATTACGACCCAAATGTGCAAACGTATAGAGATGAAGTAAATCAGATTTTGAACCAAATCTATCTGGAGTTCTTTACTGACAGGCCATGGTCCTTTGCACAGGACACCATTGAGCTCCAAGTTTATCGAGATGTTTCTGATTCAACAGGGACGCTTGCAGCTGGTGCGAACACGGTCACAGTGGGTACCGCCAACTTCTTTCTGGCATCCTGGATGCAGGGAATGGTTCTGGAGATTGGGAGCACACCCAACGATAATGGTGAATATATCATTCAAAAGGTTGTCAGCGGCACCCAGGTTATCCTCGAGGGCTTTTCAGCGATAGACAATGTGGCGGGGACAGCATCGATTACCGTAAAACAACGGTATGTGGACATGCCTATTGATTGCGTGATGCCTGTATCTGTGGGAATTCGAGACGTGATTCAGGGTCCTCACACCCACTTCTATGCTTTGTCTCGTCTTCGTGATGAACAGCTGAACTTATTGCTAAGCATTACTGGTTTGCCGACAGACTGGATTCTGTATGATGACATCAGTGTGATGCAGCCAGTTACTCCGCCAACAATCGCGCTGGCAGGCGGAGCCACCTTCAGTGAGGTGGGCACCTATTATGCGAAATACACTTTTGTGGAAGGGACGCGCGAAAGCGCACCAAGCCCTGAAGCCTCTATCTCGGTGACAGGAGCTACAAACATCAACTCTTCCAACCTCCAAGTTACTGGTGCCAACTCAGGAACTTTGAAACGACTGTATGTCCGTACTGCCGCGTCAAAAGCCTACTACCACGTCACAAATACTGATGTTGCGGAGAACACTGACATCGAAAACAACCTGGCCCTGGCAGCCAGCTACTTATCAAAGGGTGTTCGACTTCCAGAACATGGTGGAAACTATCAGCGAATCCGCTTGTACCCACGGCAAGACACTGATTATCTCATCAATATCCGGTATCTTAGGCGTCCAGATATGTTGATTGAGGACAGCGATGTCCCCGATCTGCCAGTAGTCCACCACCGCTATTTGGTTTATCGTGCATGTCAGGAGCTCTTTGTAAAGCACGACAACCTCTCACATTCGGAGATGTACCGTAAAAAGGCTGACGCAGAACTGCTAAAGATCGAGCAACGATTCCTGACATCTGGAGCCCAGATGTGGGTCAAAGAGGCGTTTACTCAAGATGCCAACTTCTTTGGTGCTCAAACAACTCTGACTCATCAGGGATAACCGATGAAGGCTGGCCTAAAACAAACAGTAGAGCGCCTTGAGGGTTTAGTTGAAATCCTCCCACAGCCCGCAGAGTCGGCCACAAAGATGGTCAACTTTACTGTGGACCCAAAGACGGGCGGCTGGGACAACCGTATTGGGTATGAGAAGTTCTTTCCAAACTCAACTCTGTATCATCCGTTTGACGGCACAGAGCGCGTGCAGTCTCTGTATGTTTGGAGCACTCACAATGGGGCGCGTGTCTATCATCTGTTTGAAACCGCGCTGACTGGCGCTAAAAAATGCGACCTCAAATATACCGTGGGCCACGTTCACATCACTACCGGAGGGGGCACCGTAACTTTAGATTCTGGTCGATCTGTTCCGTTGTCAAATGAGCCCGGCACCGTGTATTCCCCAATGGGCAGGTTCCTCATAATTACGAACGGGTACGATGAGCCGCTAAAGTTCGATGGTGATCGGGTAACTGGCCTTGGTTGGACACGGATTCCAAACCCCCCAAAGGCGTGGCAAGTGGACGCAACAAACACCGGCGCACCGCAAACCACGTTTATGCCTTTCCAAAACTTTGTTAGCACTGATCTTACTGGCAGCGAGCTTTCTTCAATGGAAGACTATTATGGTCTTGGGGATAGCGGCGCTGGAGATGTCAACGCCTACAAGTGGAAGGTTACTTGGGTCAATGAGGCTGGGTCTGAAAGCCCTATCTCTGCCGCTTCTTCGCTTGTTTCTTGGGTAACAGACGGTTCATACGAACACCGTTTCGCGGTGTACTTGGATGACGTTCCTATCGGCCCCCCCGGAACCGTTGCTCGCCGTATTTACCGCACAAAGAATCTAAAAGAAAGCCCCGACGTGGGTGCAGACGAGGTCTATTACTTCGTTGAAGAAATCGATAACAATACTGAAACAAACTATGTCGATTTTCTCCCAGACGCAGCGATGAACAGTTTGGGACCAGCTGATATTGATAGCGTTCTTTTGCCCACACTTGCCCCCAGGATGTCGGCCTCGTTCAAAGGAACCCTATTCATCGATGGCGGCCAGGAGGACCCTACAAAGCTGTTCTACAGCAAGCCAGGACAGCCTGATAGCTATGCTGGTTTGTCTTACTTTGATTTAGGCACCAGAGATGGGGGCGGCATTGTTGGAATGGTTTCATTCTACAACCAGCTGATTGTCTTTCGAGAGAACGCCATCGATATGATTCGTGGAAATGCAGTGGCGGGCTTCAAGGTGGTCCCTATTGCCGAGGGTGTTGGCACAGACGCGCCCGGCACCATTACGGTCATCAAGGGGTTTGGTGTCGTCTTTCTTGGAAAAGACGGATTCTATCAGCTAAGCGGCGGCATGGATGGTGGAGACACTATCCGCCTCAATCGTATATCTGATGGTCTTCTCAAGACCATGGGTCGCATTTCTACTTCTACTCGAGCTCGGGCGGTAGCAGCATTCAGCCATAAATGGCGAGAGTGGCATTGTTATTTTCCAGTAGATGGTCAGTCTTTACCAAGCCTGGGGCTGGTCTTGCACATGGACAATGGCCAGTGGTCCCAGCGCACCGGCTTCCCCGTGGGGGCAATCGCAACCACACCTAATGGCGACATTGTCTTTGGAACAAACAAAGGCAAAGAGCTCACGATGACGGACTATGAGTGCGGCTTGTTTGTGGTTTCTCGTAAAAGAGCTGCCGGATACAACGTGACCATGGGTATCGAGGAGAATATCACGGTTGATTCTCCACCGCCGATCTCTACCTATAAGAGCGCATGGCTGGATTTGGGTGTTCCGCAACGAAAGAAGTTCATCAAATACGTTTACGTCTATGCCCTGACTCGAGGAAACAACGCCATTCCCATGACTTATTACATGGACTTTGGTGACTCTGGAACAATGGCCACCCCTGTAAAACCACAACGCCCCGACCATGAGGATCAGGGTGTGTATGGAACAGGATCGTGGGGAAGCGCGGTTTGGGAGGAGCCCTATCTGACTGAATTCCGGTATCCAATCGCCCAAAAAGGTGCGAGTCATTTTGCTTTCGAAATCGAAACTACAAACGATATGATTCTGCTGGGGTATTCGGTTGAGTTTACTTCTACAGAAACACAAACCATCCGAGGAAAAAGAGCATGAGTTTCAAATGGACAGATGCTCATCTAAAAGATGGAAACATCCTTGATTCGGGTGAGTTTGATACAGGGTACAATTCGCTAAAAGCCGAAATAAACGGCGGCCTGGATCGTGAAAACATTCAGAATGATTCAATCGCGGCCT